CTCTATATGGGGTATCCCCTAAAACTGAGGTGTGTTAAATAATCTATAAATGCAATAAAGATACGGAGATATATTTTGATACCACATGACCAATACCCACCCCCCAAAAAACCAGAGGGGTCTGATTTAACATTCATGGATTATACTATGATTGTTCTGACAACAGTGGGTATCTATTCGTCTGTGGTAATTGCATCAATGTTAAATTTCATTGTCTGCGTGATTGCGTGGAGAATGTGGGAAAGGTATAGGAGCGGAGAATATGATTAAGAAGACACTAATAGGAATAGGTGTTTGTTTAAGTGCAACAACAGCTGCATTTGCACAAGAACCTATTATTCATGACCATTACAAAACAATCATTGACCAGAAACCATATCATGTAGAGGTATGTTCTAATGTTTCTACTAGTGGAGATAAGTCTGGTGATATGTTGAAAGGTGCTATCATTGGTGGTATTATCGGAAACAATGTCGGTAATATTGAGAATGGTGGTGCGTTAGGAGCTGTTATCGGTGGTATGTTAGGACATAACAATTCAGATGCAGTTGGTGGTACTCGTAGACAGTGTAGAACAGAGATACGTTATAATGAGGAACAGAGAACTGTATACTCTCATTCAACTATCAAGTTTGTCACTGAAGGTAGAACTTACACATTGAAATTTAAGAAGTAAAGGAGAATATTATGTGGGGTAGATTGATGGAGCATATTTCAGATATGCAAGAGAAGTTTGGTGAAGGAACTAAGACCGATTTGGATTATGGTAAGTTAGTTATTCTTGGTCTTTGTATCTACATTGCAATTCAAGTATCGTGACACAAGATTTATTTCGACATTTGAGGATACATACAATGAAAGAACCTATGGTAAGAAAACAGATGAACTCACTGGACGCAAGACAACAGTTACTTGTCATTACTATGGAAGAATGTGCAGAACTGATTCAAGCGTGTTCAAAATGTCTACGCAGAGGTGAACTCTATGAACATTCGGATAGTGAGACAGAACTAAAGAAAGAGGTTGGTGACGTTTACGCAATGTTAGAACTTCTTGCAGAATGGGATGTTCTATCGTGGACGGAGATTGAGAACAGACGAGATGTTAAACGAATGAAACTTTCCAGATGGTCTGACCTAATCGGAGAAGGTGAATCCAAACTTTACGCAGAAGAGAATAGTGATGCGTGGAGAAAAGCTATGGGTGATGCAAAATGACGGAAGGACAATCTCTGTTACTAACTATCGTAATCTTTATGGGTGCGACTTTTATAATTAATTCAATAGTATGGGGAATACTCTAATGGAACGAACTGTAGGGAAACTAAAAAAACGGCGTAAACCTATGTCCGAAAAAAATCGGATTCAAGCAACGGAAAGACTCAGAGAGGCGAGAGAGAAACGTCTACGAGAAAATCCTCCGAAATACGTCAACATACATCCAACTGTGAGGGAACTTCCAGATGACCATCCATTCTCTAGAAAGAATGTGACGAACTGGATTAAGACTCAGAAAGGTTTGTTGGGTGCAGCTAGAACTGCAATGCGTAATAAAGTCAAAGGTGCGACAGCAGAATATTATGGAATACAAGGTTACATTCGTCATTGCGAATGGTATTTAAAGAACGGTGATTGGATTGATAACTTCTATGGTGAGTATCAACAGAACACCACAAAGTGGAGAACGGTAGTTCCAGCTGGAAAGGTAGATTATGATGAACGCAAAAGAATTGAAGAAGACAGTTATTGAATCAGTAACACCGAAAGGTGATTTATCTTGGTATGTAAAATGGATTGCGTCTGTCTTTATTATTATAGGAATGATGTTAACATCTCTGGATGTTTCTCTTTACCCAATCAATTTATTCTTTCATCTCGCTGGTGTCAGTGGATGGTTTGTCGTAGGAATGTTATGGCACGATAGGTCACTAATCGTAGTCAACGGAATTGCAATCGCAATCTTCACAATGGGAATCATTAAACATTTTTTTGGTGGTGCATACTAACGCATCCATGGCGGAACTGGTAGACGCAACGGACTTAAAATCCGTTGACCATTTGGTCGTGTGGGTTCGACTCCCTCTGGATGCACCAATCTCTCCGTAGCTCAGTTGGATTAGAGCAACGGTCTTCTAAACCGTAGGTCGCAAGTTCGAGTCTTGCCGGAGAGGCCACCACCCTAGTTTTCAAATTGATTTATCCAAGACTCTAATTCTTCAAGACCACCAACCAATTCATTCTTACTTGTATACGCAGTAGGGAAAGTTTTTATTCCCATCATCTTCGCTCTTACTTTTTCTTCTTCTTTGAAAAGTGTCTTGGTCGTATACGATAGATTATTTTTTACCAATAATAATTTCATGCGAATCGCATTTGTGTTTGGATGGTCTGTAATAATTTTATACTGCAAAACTTTCTCCACAACCACATTGTGCAGTTGCATTAGGATTGACAACTTTAAGATAACTTCCACCAAACTCTTTTACATAATCTACGGTGCAACCAAGTATAAACATCTCTGCAATTTTATCAACGACTAGAATATCATCAATCAAATAACCGTCATTCTGTTCGTCTGTTAATTCCCATTTGTATTGAAAGCCAGAACACCCACCCCCTAAAACTGAAAGGTGTGCGAATCGTTTCCTCTCTGATTCGGTCATACTCGTTAAATATTCCTTTGCACTATCTGTTATCTGTAACATTTCATCTCCTAACTCTTTGATTTATTTAGGTTATTAAGGACGAAAATAATGCTTGACTTTGTTGTTAGAACAAGGTATAGTATATGTATAGTCAAGAGAAAGAGAGTTAATTATGACCATGACACTTCAAGAAATCGTTAGAGAAGAAACCGAATGGATGTTCGGTGACATTGGTGAAGGACAAGGAATTGGTTCTTCTGATATTAGTGCTTGTGTACGACAAGTTTTAGACACTGCTCAAAGTTGTGGTGTTGAGGTTAGTGAAAGTCAGAGTCAAGGTATTCGCTGGATGATTAGTGATGCACTTTGTGAAATGGAAGGAGTTTAATTATGCAAAATTTAGTTACTGGTCATGAATACACTGGTACAAACTTTGACGTTCTTTGTGCCGCTGGTTATGACGAGGGTGACCAATTTGTCACTTTCAAACAAGCAATCAAACACTTCGGTGTTTCTGGTAAAACCCTCAAGGGTTTAAAATCTGCAGCTTCTTTGGTTCGGTTTGTAACGAAAGAAGAAGACGGTGAGATGAAAAAGTATCCACGATACTTTAGTGTCTTTGATGTGAATGAAGTTCAAGCGAAAATAAACGCTTGACTTTGTTCTCAAAACATGGTACTATGATTCGTAACAATGAGAAGAGAGGTTAAATTATGGCTTATATAAATGCTGAAGATGTCAATCACATTCGTGTCGCTCTAAAAAAAGAGTTTCCCCAATATAAATTTTCTGTGACTCGTGACCACCACCTTGGAGTTAATATCAACTTCATGAAAGGCCCACGATTTGCTGAGTATGAATATTTTGACAAATACTCTGGTGAGATGAAAGAAGATAATCTTGATGGTTATCATCAAATCAATCATCATTGGACTAAAGACTTCTATGGTGAAGAAAATGCAAAAATCTTAGATAAGGTTTCTGAGATTGCCCATACAGCGCCTGGTCTTGCTGGTGGTAAGAAATATTACAACAACAATGATATTCAGAGTGACTACTTTGATGTTGCTTACTATGTGAGTATTAGTGTTGGTAAGTGGAACAAAGAATATGAAATTAAGGAGGCTGCGTAATGTCGTTGAATAAATCACAAGTCACAAAATTAGTTGTTGACCTTTGTTGGGAATATGATAGAATGTCTTCAAGTGGTCAAGAAACTCTTGACAAACTTTGTAAGGTTCTAGGTATTGAAACCGAAGCAGAGATGGATGAACTTCTTGCGAGTATGTCAAAAGAAGAAATCAATAATGAAATTTTGAATAGGAGTCTGTAATGGATAAAGTGGATACAATCGTGGATGTTCTTTGTGACTTCCTTGCTTATGTGGATTCGTTTTACAATCCAAAGAACGGTATCTATCCTATCAAGGGTTTGACCAATGATATGATTTTTACTGCAACTCTAAAGTATGTTTCTTCACAAACAAAAGATTATACTTGGGGTGGTGGTGATTCGCTAGACCGTGAACGAGTGCGAGATATTATCCTCGCTGACAATGGATTAACCCTTTGATTTTAAAGGGTTTTCCAATAGTGCTTGACATTATATAAAACATCTGATATAGTATTAATATAATCAAGAGAGAGAGAAAAAAATATGTATAAAGGTTTCCAAGAAAAAATGTTTCAAAACCCTTGGGGTGTTAATGAAGGTTTCAAACATCTCCAAGAGAAGTTAGATGAATTACTACCTTTGATGGGTAGATGTGAATTTCCTAATTCAAAGAACAAAGCATTAGATAAGTTCAGAAGGGCTCAAAATGCTGCCTATGACCTTTTCAATAATGGTCTTGGTAACAAGAGAAGTCTTTTCCAAAATATCTACGGTTGGTCTGTTGGTGTTAGGGATACAAGTTATGCGACTAAGATGACTTGGAGTCAGTGGGAAGATAAAGTTGAAGAAGTTTTAACTCCTATCATTTTAGAAGCTGCAAAAGAACAAGGAATAAAGTAATGACTATGAAAAATGTAATCGGTGAACTTATCGGATATCTAATTTTGATTGTGTTTGCATTTGGATGGATGGACACATTGTGGTTATTCGGTGTAGAAGATTCTAAACACTATACATGGTGGTATTTAATTCAACAAATGGGAGAGTATTTTGGATAATATTTTAAAGATGGGTTATGCAATTGAGGTGAAGTACAAAGACGGTTCTATATATACTAAGTATTTCGGTATCAAACAGTTGCAGAAGGCTACAAATTATTTTAACAAGATGAACAATTCTATTGATAAGAATGTTCATAAGGTTGTTTCAAAGATTGCCCAAGTGGCATATTAGATAGGTCAACCAACCAATACGGCCTAGTCGCTGAATTAGATTCGGACAAAAGTTGGTGTACAACAAAGGAGAACAATCTTCGGATTGGGAAAAGAGGGAACTTTCGTTCCCTCTTTTTTTTATGTATTACAAGAACAAGGTCTAGGTCTTGAGAAAAGAATCTTTTCTCTTTGCTTTCTTCTATGTTCATTGAGATGTTTTAGTAATTGAAATATAATCGTATTCATAACACTCTCCCTTCATTTAAAGTTCAAGTGCGTTCCTTCCCCTATGATGGGTACTTCCGACTCTATTGAGTTGAACGATTAATACTATTTAGTCACATAAATAAGTCTATGGAAAACTTTCAAGGTCAAGATGGTTTTGTATGGTTTACAGGCGTAGTGGAAGATAGGAATGACCCCACCAAGCTTGGTCGTGTTCGTGTTCGTTGCGTAGGATATCATACAGACAATAAAACAAAGATACCCACTGAGGATTTACCTTGGGCATGGGTTATGCAAAATATCCACACACCAGCAATGTCTGGATGGGGAGATACGCCTGGGTTCATGGTTGAGGGAACTTGGGTTGTTGGTTTCTTTCGTGATGCAGATACATTACAAGAACCAATTGTTATCGGAACATTGCCTGGCGTTCCAAACCAAGCAGGAAATCCAAACTTCGGTTTTCATGACCCAAGACGTAGAGATGAAGACCCAGAGAAAGAGGGATACAATATTTCAAAGTATCCACCAACTCCTCTTTCCTCAAGTGACCACAGTATCAATGAGTCTGATGTAAACAGACTTGCAAGAAATGAAACTGGTTTTGGTCACAAGATGTTAACCACAAAAGCTACTGACCAAGCAAACTATATTAACATTCCAGTTGCAGGCGGAGTTCCATTTGCAGAACCAGCATCTGCGTATCAAGCGGAATATCCTTTAAACCATGTAATGGAGTCAGAGAGTGGTCATATCAAAGAATATGATGACACAGAGAAGAACGAAAGAATTCATGAGTATCATAGAGCTGGAACTTTCTACGAGATTGATGGTGGTGGAAATAGAACTGTAAAAATTGTTGGTGATGGATATCATGTTGTTGCTGGTTCAGACCATTTGTTTGTTGGTGGTAACTGTAATATCACGGTAGAGTCTAATTGTAATATGTACGTCAAGAAAGATTGGAACATCCAAGTTGATGGAGATATGAATCTTTTAGTGCAAGGTAATAAGACAGAACAAGTTATGTGTGGTGGAACTACTGAAGGTTTCTCAAAAGAGATTGTCAAGAATGGTTTCAAAACAACTTCGGTTGACCATACAGTTACAAACATCTATGGTGAAAAGTTTAATGAACATATCAAATCAGATATCACAAGAAACTATGCGACAAAAGTTGAAGAGTTTATAGGAACTACTTACGAACAGAATGTAACAGAGTCCTCTACTATTCGTATCGGAACTACTTACGATTTAGATAGTGGTACTGATATTACAATTGATGGTACAACTATTAATATGAACCAAGGTACAAAGGGTGCAGCTAGATTAGATGACCAAGTTGATACTGGTGATGACCCTGCTGGTATTTCTGGTTCTGATGGTTCTAATAAAATTGAAGCTGCATCTAACTCTGTCAAGATTGGTACTGATGCTGGTTCAATGACAGAACCTACAGAGTTCACTGAATCTGATTTACTTGAAGTAGATTTAGACCCAGTAGAGACAGTTAGAAGTGCGTATGGTTTAGATAACCTAAACATGGATGCGACACAAGCTCGTGCAATCTCTGATGGTCGTGCAGTAGAAGTTGCAAACGGTATTGACCCAGACACTAATGAAGGTATTGAATATGGTGATGGTGGTGGAGGAGGAACTTCGCCTGTTACTGGAGAAGCAGGGCCTATTGATAGTGGTGGTTCTCTTAATCAAGAGAGTTATACTGGTGGTTCTCAATTTGAACCATATACAAAAGAGTTTGGTTATAACTTAGAAGATAGACTTAGATTCTTATCACACACTGACCCAAGGATTAGTCCACAACTTGGACAGATACTTGAAGACCTTGCAGAGTCTTATGGTTCTACATTAACAATTACAAGTGCATATCGTTCACCAGCATATAATAAAAAAGTTGGTGGTGCAAAGAAGAGTGTACATCAACAAGGTCTTGCGTGTGATGTAGTAATGAGTAATACAACAAAAGAACAGAGACTTGACTTTATTAGAAAGGCTGCAGCTGCTGGTATCAAAGGTCTAGGATTATACTTTAGTTCTAGTAGTGGTGCAAACTTCATACATTGTGACTTGGGTGGAACAAGACAATGGGGGCCTTCTGGTTCTAGAAAATCTCAGTATGGATGGGCTAAACCAACACTCAAAGCATCTGGTTGGTTCGTATAAATAAACGTAGGAGTGTGTCATGGAAGTTATTTGGACTTTATTATTAACTGCGTGTTTTACAGACACAGATTGTAGATATCAGAACGTACAATTTTTTGATAATAAACAAGAGTGTGTTGTTCTGAAAACAGAATTAGAAGTTATGAAGGATGGACACTGGAAGACAATAGATTATCAGTGTAAACCTTTAGGGAGTTTAGAAACATAATGGCAGTTCAACCAGCATATAGAGATGCAGAGAGAACAAATGAATCAAAGCGTTCTGCACGAATATATAAAGATTTGAATCTTAACTTTGGTAGACATCCAGTTACCAAACAAGTTCAAACTTTGACTGATGCAGCTGCTGTTAAAAGGAGTGTGCGTAACTTAGTTCAAATCGGTGAATACGAAAAACCTTTTCATCCAGAGATTGCATCTGGAGTTCGTGATATGTTATTTGAAAACATGACTCCATTTACTGCACAAGCATTACAAAGACACATAACAGATGTAATAACAAACTTTGAACCTAGAGCACTTCTAACTTCAGTTGAAGTTATACCAAGGTTTGATGATAATCGGTACGACTGTGTTGTTGAGTTTTATATCGAAAACGCACCAGCAGAACTTATTGATTTATCATTTACATTAGAGAGATTACGATAATGGCAACTACAGAAAAAAGACTAGACGTAACAGATTTAGACTTTGATGATATCAAATCAAATCTTAAAACTTTTATGCGAAATCAATCAGACTTTACAGACTATGATTTTGAGGGTTCTGGTATGAGTGCATTGTTAGATGTTCTTGCATACAATACTCATTACCTTGCAATGAATATGAATATGGTTGCAAACGAAGCTTTCCTTGATACTGCATCTGTTCGTTCTTCAGTTGTTTCTCATGCAAAGACTTTAGGGTATGTTCCTAACTCTGCAAGAGCTCCTATCGCAAGAGTTAATGTTACATTAAATAATATTGGTGGATTAACCACTGCAACTATTCCAGTAGGAACAGTATTCACCACAGTCATTGATGATGTGAATTATCAGTTTGTCACAGTTGCACAACATACTGCTCAAACAGTCAATGGTGTATTAAGTTTTTCAAATATTCCAATTCATGAAGGCACATATGTAACTAATCGTTATACTGTCAATACAAAAAA